TTCCAGCAAGTCTCACTTCCAATGCATCCTCATAACGATTAAGCATCTTTAATTTAAATTTTTGACGGTCTTCCAGACTCATCTTATTTTTGCAGAACATGGCAGAACGCAGGTCTCCGTAATGGTATTTAGACAAAAAAAGAGAGGGTGTTAACCCTCTCAATCATTTCAAAGTTCAACTACCCCACCATCAGGATCTATTTCCAAAATTTGAGTAGGTCTTACACCAAACTCAAAAGGACAGTAGTCAGCATCATCTAACAATTTATAGTGCATTGCTTTGACACAATCCCAGAAGTCATTAAGTTCTGACTTTATATCATCTACACTTTTAAGAGGATCGGATCCTTCCTTTTTAACTTTATTTGATGGAATATAAACATGAACTTTGGTCCTCCTTCCTTTCTTTTTCTTAGAACCTCTTGCATCTTTTAATATATGCGTAAAGTTTCTAGGTCCATAAGTTCCATTTGCTTCAGCACGAACAAGTCTTCCTGCAAATCCTTGCTCATCAATTTCACCATCAGAAGTATACTTACCATCATCTTCTTTTAGATACTTGGCAGCAGCTTCATCTGTAAAACTAACAAATGTTCTGTCAATATGTCTTGCATGAATAACATCATTAGCAATGTTCTCCACTACTTTATCAGTAAAAGAGTGTTCAATACCATCAATCCACTCTATTAGTTTTTCTTTAGAGACTTCTCTACCTGCTTTTGCTTCTCTCTTAGCCCATTTAACGGCACGAGTTAAAAAATCCTTTCGGGTTGCCTTAGAACTTGGTGGATGATTATTTGCACCTAATCCAATCTCATCATAAAGATCTTCAATATCATAACCATCATTAATCTCATAGTAATCAAATGCCCATGAAACTTGACCTAGATCTTTTAAAACATAAACACGGTGAAACCCATCAATAAGAAAATAAATTCCCTTCCATTTTACAATAATAGGAAGAGGTTCATCATATCTAATACCTTTTATAAATTCACCTGTTAGTTCTTTTAGTTTCTCAATAATAAGGCCACCTGAACGTGCCTTATTTTTAAGAGTTTTGCCACCTGTATCAATGTTGGCAATTTCCTCAATAATAGTATTCTTGTAAGAAGCACAACGGAAGATGCGCCTTCGCAGTGCTCTACCAAAAAATAACTCCTTATTTGGAACTTCGCAAATTCCAAGGGGAGTCTGTGCAATTAGTTCTTGCATGATAATAACCTTTGTATAGGATGGTTAGACAGAATCAATGAAGTTTGATTCCACCTGTATTAAGAATAACACCCTTTCATTATCATGTCAATTTTCTGTTGTAAAACTAAATATATCTTTCTTTTCGCCGATTCCCTTTATTGCTTTATCAATCCTATCTTGGGTTATACTATAATATTTTTTATCAAATTCCACACCAATAAAATTTCTTCTAGTTCTTTTTGCTGCAATACCAACAGCACCACTACCCATACAAGGATCAAATACAGTATCTCCAGATTGAGAACTTGCTTGAATTAACCTTTCCATTAACTCAATTGGTTTAGGGGTAGGATGTCCTTTATATTTTTCTGTTGGACATTTCCAAACAGCAGATTTGCACCGTTCTCTAATATCAAAATATGCACCCTTCTTTCTGGCATAAACGCAATTTTCAATACTAGACAACCACATATGTTGTCCATTCATAGGTGAAGGATTACTTTTTTCCCATATACAATGCCTTACAGATAATCCATAACTGATAAGTCTATCGCGAATGTGCGACACTTGAACAGAACCACAAAATATATAAATGCTTCCTGAAGTTACTCTAACAATTTCATCGATAAAATCATCTAAGGGGAATGTAATAATGTCTGCACGACTCTTGTCCAAATTTCTTAGTCCACCACTCTTACGATTAACTTCATCATAAGGTATATCAGTTAACGTTAAAGTAATACTCCCATCCGCAAGAGACGGGAGTATATTCATACAATCATCATTATAAAGTTGTATGTTACTCATAGTTAAAGATCAATGTAGTAGGACATTCTTTTTTCAACCTATCAATTCTAATAGGAATGCTGATAGTATTATATCCTCTATTAGATGCTTTCTTTTCTTTAATATCAGAAAATTTACCACTGTCAAGTGCATTCTTTAGTTCATCATGAATTACAAATATTGCTTTTTTAATTGGTTCAATTATATAAACATATCCATTAGTTTCTTTATTCGGATCTACTGCCCAACCAGGAGTATTATTCCAATCTACACTTATGATTTCTGCAAGAAAATCTAATGGTTGATATGCTTTAAAACGAATTTTATAATCTATTGCAAATGCTTCTTTCACAATCTTACCTGTTTCTGAAGAAATTATATCACAATCAGCATCAATGCCTAATTTATTCTTTTCCTTCTCTTCTTTACTATTACCATAATACTCTTTATAAGTTTCAGGGTCTAATTTTACCTTATGCTCAGATGCTAATTCTTTATTCAATTGTTTAAGAACAGGAAGATGCCTTTCCTCCTTAATAAATTGAGCCTCTTTGCTTAAAGATGTTTTGAATGAATGTTGCATAATAACCTCTTGTTGTTGAGATAGACCGAATCAATGAAATCTGATAGACCTACTTTGCAATCTTTCTCCAGGGAGGTGGAGATTTTATAAAGACTGCGTTCCAGAATGAT